TGTTGCAATTCATTATTATATTTAACTTTGTTCACTAATTTTGGATCGTTCGGGAAAACAGGCATCCGTTTAGGTGATAAATCATCCCTATAACCTTTTGCGACATTTTCATTTTCAGCAAAATACAACCCATGCCCATATGCCTGTGCGCCCTCGCCCGTGCCGATCTTGGACGTGTCAAACTGTTCAAAGTCGTGCGGTGAGCCGTGGTAGGCGGTGATGGGCGCGTCGTCTGTCATAACTTCCCCGTGAACGTAGGTTCGCCGACTTCAGCCGTGTCGATGTGAAGGCCGGGGATATTGTGAACAGAATTGTCCATGTGTGCGCGGAGCTTGTCGTGCCATGACACTTCGCCGCCCTTTTCAAACCCGTATTGCTTAATTCTCTCCTGACCACGCTCAATGCTTTCAAGCATGCGATCATTAATCGGTTGGATAGCCTGCCGCATTTCTGTGTTGCCACGGAATGACGAGCGGCCAGTCGGCAGTGGCGAGTATGGATGGATCAACAAAGGCTCGCCTACCTTGGGGCCAGCCTTCTGGACATATTTAGGATCAAGCAATTGCTGCTCGACAAAGTCAGGCAGAACGTCATGCCGAGGCGCGAACGGGACGGTGCCGACATACTCGCCTTTCGTCGGCGTATTGTATGTCGAGTGCTCAAATGAAAGATTTTGTCTTTCATAATCGCTCGGATCAAGGCGCACGATATTGCCGCCAACCATGTTGTTGGCAGTATGAAGCAAGTCCGGATCGGTGATCGCTGCGCGTGTCGCGGCCACAGATGGAAAGCCTGCGTCAAGCAGGTTTTTCTTGTCCATCATTTTGATCATGCCAGAACGCTCTTGGCCGCTCATATTATTGAAAGCAAAGTCACGCGCCTTCAAAGGCTCGCGCAGGCCCGGCCAGTTGGCCATTTTCTCCATCGCTTTTTCTTGCGCGGCCTTTTTCTTTGCCGGTGTTCCCGTTGTGCTGTCATAGACGTGCTTTGCTTGGCGCATCTGCTCGTCAAAGGCGTCGATTGCATCAGGGTGAATGTCAGACGCGGCAATGTGGGACAGCATTGCGTCGGTCATGTTCTTTGACGAATCAATTGCGGCTGTGCCCATCGGCGCAAACGCACCGAACACTTCCTTGCCTTTTTCTGCCTCACGCAAAATGTTGTTGCGGAGGGTTTTCGCCGCATTTTTGTCGTTCGCCCATACAGCGCCCTTGTTGGGCTCGCGCATGTATTTCGTGCCAGCATGCAGATCAATCGGCCACGCGAGGTCCTTGCCATTGATTTGCGTCAAGCGGCCAAGGTTTGACCTGTCGCCGCCAAGCGTGAACAGAACGCCGCCCTTGCCAATTTTGTGAAGATCGTTCCAGTCCATCTTCTTTACGCGCTTGGGAGCCGCGTTCGGAATGTCAGAAATTTGAGTTGCAACTTTAGACGGCAGCACTGGGTGTTGTTTGAACCCAGAGTATGAAAGATCGTGGACTGCGTAGCTTTCAGCGATCTTCCTTGCCAAATCCAATGCGTTTGGATTATGCGGCAGCGCAATCCTTGAGATGTAATCAAGGTAGCGGTCAAAATCTGATGAGCCGCCCTTCTTACTCATGGCCTTCATTCTTCATCGTTGGCAGCACATGGTTCATCATATTGTAGACCACGGCTTGGCTCTCAGGGTGGACGGACAAGCGCTCGGCGAGCTGCATCTTCTCAATCTCTTGTTTGGCCATCATCTCTTCTTCTTTGATGCGGCCATCAAATTGATCCTTCTTGGCCGTGAGCGCGAGCCCCGCGCCCTTGACCTTGGCATCCATCATTTTTGCGTCGGCCATCTTTTCCTTGATGATCAAGTCAATCGCGTCGACCTTCTTCTCGTGGTCGGACTTCTCTGCCGGTGCCACGAGGCCGCCCTGCTGGCTGTCCTGTTGTGCCTTTGCAAAGTCGAGCGCGACCTTCGCCTTGCCGACCATCGCCTTGGTATCGCTGTCCTGCTTCTTGATCTGGAGCTCGGCCATCTTGGCCTGTGCCTCGGGGCTCTGCTGCGGGCCGAGCGCTTCTGGCGGCACCATGAATTGCTCGGGGTTGCTCCAACCCACAGCCTGCAGCGCCATGCGGTCGACCGCAATCGGGTCATACAGCGCAGGGTTTGCCGACTGGATTTGTTTCAGCGCCATCACCTTCATCAGGCGCTGCGTCTGGCTCGCCGTGTTTGGGTCTGCCTGCGGCACAAGGTCGGCCTGATCAAGAGCCCGCGTGAAGGTTTGCTGATCCCATTTGCGGGCCGGACGCTTGTTCTGCTGCCAAAACGCTTCAGGATTTTCACGGAAGCATTTGACAAGTAACGCAAATTCTTCTGATTGCGCCGAGTGCATGCGTTTGTGGACCGCGTTCAGCACCTTGGTCGCTTGGTCGATCAACGCAATCGTGGTGCCGACCGGCGCGTCCTGCTTGCCTTCGCCGACTGCTTGCTCGGCTGTGCCGCCAATACGCATGCCGGTTTGAGCCATGTTGTCGACGAGCGCCATGAGAGCCTGCGACGGCTCTTTGTATGGGAGCGGCATGACAGCCTGATTGATCGGCAGGCCGCCGGTCTTGACCAGAGCGCCACCGCCGGGCGGGACGCGGAAGATGTTGGTGTTCTGCCGCGCACCGGCGTCCGAGTAGAGGAAGCCTGGGAAGTTGGCATACATGCCCGCATCGAGCAGCTCGCGCCATGCGGCTGTCACCGCGTTGGTCGTGTTGCCTAAGATGTGGAGGAGACCAATGTCATAAAAGCCCATGCCCGGCACGAAGGTATATTTGACAAAGTTCTGGCGAGCTTCAGGAAGGTCTTTTGTATCTTCATCATAATTTCTCACAATCGACAGGATTTCATGGGTCGATGCGTCAATCGTGACGCGATACGGAATTTCAAGGCCGGTATCTTTGCCATTGTGGCGGTGCTCAAACCCACGGATGTCGAGCTCGCAATAGCATTCATAGATTTCACGGTCGCGGTCTTCAGGGTTGAACGACGATGTCGAGATGCCCTGCTGGGCCATCTTCTCGCGTTGGGCGGCGTCCCACTTGATCATCTTCGGATCGGACAGGTCGATCTCGCGATACACGCCAAGGATTTGCATCCGCTTGACGGTCGACGACCTCATATAGATGCGGTGGGTGATACGCTTCGCGTTACTGAGATCGGTTGCAGAGTTGTTGACGATGAGATCGTCAGCGTCGACGCTTTCGGAGACCGGACGGTTCCGCAATGGGCAATAGTACACCTTCTTAAAGGCTGTCCCGCCAAACCCGAGCATAAGCAGCATACGGTCGGTGTCAGGGTAATACTCTTTTGCAGTAGATGTGAGATAGTGGTTGAGGTCGTTCTCAAGGTCATTGGCCAAAGCATCGGACTGAGAATCAGAGTTGTTGTTGTCTTCGCGGATTTTCACTGGCCCATCAGTCGGGAGCAACTCGCTTCGTGCGTTAGCTTGGAAGCGGAGCACTGCTTCAAGCAGGAGAGGGTGTCGTACACGCGACATTCCTTCCACAGGCGCACCGTCTGCCGCTCCGGCAAGTCCAGGGATTTCAACCTTAAGCCCAAGGAGCTTAATTCCTTGCGCCCGATCCTCAATCCATTCCTTACGAGAGTCGAGGTCATCCTCAATGCCTTTCATGAGATCGTGCGCGATCCGGCCCAACTCGGTCTGCTCAATCTCCTCCACAAGATTGTCAAACCATCCGGTCTTGCGCCCTTCCGCCCGCTCAAGGGGCGAGCCGTCGAGGGAAAGCGTAATCGAGCCGTCAGGCAGCTCGATGGTCATGATGTTGCCGTGCTCGTCCAGCTCGGTCTTTGGCCCGCCCTCGTCGGCGTCTTGGATGATGATCTCGGAGCTGTCCTGAAATTCAGACGGCTGTTCGTCCTCATTGCCGAGGCGGATGTTGGGGCTCAAACCGGGGACAAGGGCCATGTATCAAATCCCGTACAAAGGTTGCGGCGAGCCTCCGGTATGGAGCCTGCTCTGCTCATAGTCGTCCTGCACTTCGTCCGGCCTCAAGATAAATCCGGACTGGCGCAGGTATCTCATGGCCATCGAGACCGTGTCGACAAGGTCGTCGTGCTTAGCTTTCGGAAATCGCATGCACTGATTGATGACCTCGTCGGCCCAGTCCTTATCGGGGCAATACACCAGCCCCTCTTCAAAAAGGTGCTGCACCGAGTAAAGACGCGCCACTTTGTCAATCGACCCGGGATCAACGAGCTGAACGCCAAAGTGCCTTCCTGAATACATCCTTCTGAGCTCCCGCGCAACTGGCAACCCTACCGTCTTGTTTTCAATCAGAAGTTTGGACACCTGCCACCGGATGCAGGTCTGCCCGACCTTCTCGACCAGCTCCGGCATCTCGAGGTTTGCCTGCCATCCATGCATCATCATGATACGTGGCGGGACTTCCCGCTCGTCGTATGTTCTGACGACATGGGTCATGTGGCCATCTCGAGCCATCATGCGGGTCGCGTGGGACTTGGGATCGTCGGTCCAGACGCCCCAGACGGTCATGGCAGACGGGTCGTTCTCGGTTTTCTCGGTCATCGCGGTGTCGAGACTGGCGATGATGTAATCAAATGGCGGGTATTGCGGCTCCTCCCAGAGCTGCCAGTGCTTGCGCTTGATGATGCCGCCGTCGTCTGGGGTCGGCTGCTGCTGGAACTGGCCGGAAACGGCATACTTGCCCATGATCCGCTTGTCGCGCTCGACGACGTGCTTGGGGAAGCGCTCGGGGAACAGGAGCTCGCCCTTCTCCTCGCGTGGGTCTTCCCAGCCGAGCAGGGTCGGGCCCGCGCGGTCGGGATCGTATTCCATCGGCAGCATGATGTGGTCGTAACCGAGGCGCTTCTCGATGATCAGGCCGGACACGTCCTCCTCGTGCAGGCGCTGCATGATGACGACGATGGCGGATCGGTCGGGCCGGTTCAGGCGGGTCGGCACCGCTTGCTCAAACCAGTTCTTGGTCGTGTCGCGCATGGCATCGGACGCAGCCGATTCCACCGAGTGCGGGTCGTCGATGATGACCCTGTCACCGCGAGCACCCGTGATTGAGCCCGCAGCGATGGCCTGCCGGAAGCCGGTTGCGGTGTTTTCAAACTTTGTCTTTGCGTTCTGGTCGCCCGTCAACACAACGCGGTCGCCCCATCGCTCCTGATACCACTCGGACTGGATTAGGCGACGCATCTTGGTGCTGTCGCGGACGGCTAGGTCCATGCTGTGCGAGGCGCAGACATAGCGCATCGAGGGCTTGTTGCGCGGCCCCCACTCCCACGACGGCCAGAAGACGCCGACAATGAGGGACTTCATCGCGCCTGGCGGGACGTTGATCAGCAGGCGGTTGTAGTAGAGCTCGCGCTCCTCGTCGTCGTAGTCGATGACCATCTCGTCGGTGATCGCCGTGAGATGGGCGCAGATCATGTCGATGTGCCAATTGTGGACATAGTCCGCGCCAGGCTCGACGACGTGCCATGCCTGCTTGATGAACTCGACCAAGGAAAGCTCGGCGAGGCGCTTCTCCACCTTGAAGCGGGACGCCTCGACGTTGATCCTCTTTCCGTCGAGCAGTAGGAAGGTCAAGGTTTATATTCCTTAATGACGTGGCCGGTAATCTTGCCGCGACTGTCGGTGCTCTCGTAGAACCGCTCCATCTGGTCACGGCCTGCAAGCGTCTCAGAGAGCTGCTCGCGGTGCCTCTTGTTGATCTCCCCCATCCGGAGCATCTCGCGCTCTGTCCACGCCTCGTTCTGCATGGTGGAGTTCCACTTGATCATGTCCTCCAGAAGGGCGAGGATCGTTCGGGCGTCGGCGACGTCCGGATGCTTTGGGCTCGCCTTGAACAGGGAGATCATCAGGCGCTCGATCATGCTTTGGCAGATCGACATGCTCTTGAGAACCTCGTCATGGTCGCGCCTCGGGACGCGCAGATCGCGGAGAAACCGCGTTTCGTTAAGCTCCCTGAGCAATTTGCTGTTGGTTACTTCAAGCTCGGCAATTCGGTTCGTCATCTCTTGCTTATTCATCTTCCACCTCTGTGTAATCTGCATCTTCCACGGATTGATCAGTCAATTGCAGGGCGTCGCGCACTGCCATGAGCTGATCGACATCAAGGGCGTCGGCGTCGATGACAGTCCCCTCAATCTGCATTTTAGCGTTCACGTCGACGTCAATCTTGTCGCCATAACGGAAACGCTGCAGACGAATCGCAAACCACCGGCGGTCATGCACCAGCTCCTTCGCCCGCTCAAATTCAATGCCTTGAAATTCGCCCCTTCCAAGGATGATGTCTTCAGTCTCTGACATTTTGATCTCGATGGCAATTTCGCGCGCGCGGGCGTAATTTGCCATAAAAACAGGGTCTCGAGCCATCTCACGATAGACAGTCCGCGATTCCACGTTGATTTCATTTTTCGCGATCATCTCTGTAAGCGCTCGCCCAGCGGCGATCTGCTCGCAAATATAATCCTTCTCGTCCTGAGTCATTAACCTCGGAGGGCCTTTTACCATTTCAAATCTCCACCAGCCAAAGAAAACATAACAAAATCAGGGGCCTATTGCAAACAGCGTTATGGATAGCATGCATAGCAATTTAAGTAGCACTTTAACACTATCCTCTAACCCATTGATTTTTCGTCTCTAATAAAGAATTATAATATTGAATTATTAATAATTTTAATTTGAAGAGAATAGAAGAAGGACCAAAAAAGGTGTATAAGACTACCTGTGTATGTATATCCAATGTGTGTGAGTATATATGTGTATATAAGACACTATCCATCTTTTCATACAAGTATTTGATTTCATTTAACAATTACAAATATCCTTCTTACTATCATCACTATCCATAACTTTCAAATTGCCGTCATAATGCTATGATCAGCCTTGTCGGCCCTAACCAAGGAGATTTCATCCAATGATCGTTTCCAATTTCAACTTTGCAATTCTGAACCTCAACTCCGAAAGGCAGCCCACAATGAACTTTGATTATCGCGTGATCTATCTCCCAAGCGACGAGATGGAATTTTTCGTCATCCGTGAAGTGTTCTACAACGACGACGGCGAGATCGTCTTCTGGTCCACAGAAGATGCGGTCC